CCCCGGGAACCCCGCGGGAACCCCAGGAAACCCCCCCTTCCCCCCCTTCCCCCCCTCTAAGAGAGGGGAAGGGGGAGGGAAGCCCCAACGCAGACACCCCAAACGAACCCCTCTGCACCGTCTGCGACACCCCCCTCACCGGCTACCGACGAGACCGCGGATACGACACCCACCTCGGATGCGACCCCGAAACCGGCAGCCACCCCGACCGACCCGACCACGGACACAACCACGGGACGGACAAACACCACGGCGCCGCCTGACCGCCCGTCATCCGGTTACAGCCAGCCACGCGCAATCACTCAAGGAGACACACCGTGACCGACCAGACCACACCCCAGCCGCTCACCCCGGAGATCGTGACCGCGATCGTCCGCGACATGGACGACCCCCGGTACCCGACCCGCATCACCGTCTACTGCGACCACTGCGGCGTGCAGAACACCGGCGAGTACCTCGTCCGCGAGGACATGACGAGTCGGGAGCGGCTCGCCGTCGCCCGCCGGTATCTCGTCGAGACCGAGGGCTGGGAGCACACGGCCGACGGCGACGACTTCTGCCCGGCCCACGCCGCGCCGGCCGCCGAGGAGACGCACGTCGTCGTCGACAGCTCGGACGACCCGGAGCACGCTGACGACTGCTCTGGCTGCGAGACCGCTGAGGCGCAGCAGTGACCGGCCGTCAGATCGCCCTCGACACCCAGCCCCGCCGCATCCAGCGCCGCCGTGTGAAGGGCTGGCGCGCCCCCCACGGCGCCGTCTACGTCGGCCGCGGCTCCCGCTTCGGCAACCCGTTCACCGTCGCTGGCGCCCTGGAGTGGGGCGGTGCAGAGACCAAGGCGCAGGCCACCGAGCTGTGCGTCCGCGCGTTCCGTTCCTGGCTGCGCGGTAACCGCGACTGGTGGATGGGCCCGGAAGCCGACGCCACCCGCGATCGCATCGCTGAGGGGCTGCCGCAGCTGGCGGGCCGGGACCTCATGTGCTGGTGCCCGCCCGGTCAGGCCTGCCACGCCGATGTGCTGCTGGAGCTGGCGAACGGAAGCAGCACCCCGTGAACACGAAGCCAGCCGCCCCTGGATCTAGCAGGGGCGGCCGGTGCCCCCGATCTTCCCACACCACCAGGAGACGAACATGACCGGACCCGCCTGCGGCAACAACCCGCACCACCAGCTGAGCGACGGCGACCGCCAGGCCGTCGAGGACTTCAAGACGTACCTCGCCGATCGTGCGGCCGAGTTGCTCGCCCTCGCCACCGTCCTGGAGATCCCCCGCCCGGGCACCGCCCTGCCCCTGCAGCTGCGCCGCTCGTACGGCCACGCCGACCGATGGGCCATCTGTGACCGCGAGGGCCGTCGTTGGGACCGGGAGCTGAACTGCTGGGTGTACGAAGCCGAGGGCATCCGAGACGAGGCGCTGCGCGACGCCACCCGGTACACGCTCGCCGAGGCTGTACCGCTCGCCCGGAAGCTCGCCGCCGGGGCGCGGCAGGACGGGGCCCAGCAGTGATCGCCGAAGCCGTAGACACGATCATCACCCTCGGCTGGGCCTTCATCGCCTGGCTCGCCCTCCTCGCCGCCGTCATCACCCTCGCCCTCTGGACCCTGCTCATCCTCGCCGTCGGCACCATCCGGCTCGCTTGGCGCACCCTCAGCCCCGGCCGGCGCCCGGCCTGGGCCCGCGGACGCATCGCCGCCCGCCGCTACGCCGGCCCCGCTACGAGGAGGCAGCCTGATGCCCATCCGCCCCGAGAACCGGCACCGGTACCCCGCCGACTGGCCACAGATCAGCCTCCGCATCCGCACCGAACGCGCCGCCGGCCGCTGCGAGTGCCACGGCGAATGCGGACGCGGCACCCACACCGGCCGCTGCCCCAACCGCAACGGCCTGCCCGCCTACGGCACCGGCTCCCGCGTCGTGCTCACCGTCGCCCACCTCGACCACACCCCCGAGAACTGCGACCCCGCCAACCTCCTCGCCATGTGCCAGGGCTGCCACCTCCACTACGACCGTGACCACCACCGGCAGACCGCCGCCGCCACCCGCCGCGCGGCGGTCGAGGCCGCAGGCCAGCTCACCCTGGGCCCGTCGTGACCGCCCGCCTCCTGGGCGTCGCCGTCGCCGCCCTCCCGCTCATCAGCCTCGCCCTGCTCGGCCTCGGCCGGGCCGGACGCGCCCTCACCAACCTCACCAGGAAGCACCGATGACCCCAGCCCAACGCACCGCCCGCGGCTGCACCATCACCGCCGCCGTCATCAGCGGCACCGCCATCTACGCCGGAGCTACCAACCCTCTCCTCGCGCTACCCGGCCTCCTCACCGCAGCGATCTTCGCCTCCGTCGCCGCAACCTACCGAGCGGACGAGGCGCGGCAACGGGCCCGGCGCGAGCAGTCGGAAGCCGCAGCCGCCGCCGACGACCAGGCCCTCCTCCGGCCGCCGGACGCACGCGCCCAGCTCGACACCGGCTGCTGCGAACGCTGGTGGACGTCGTGCGGCTTCGACCACGACCCGACCTGCCCGATGAGCGAACACCGGAGCGCAGCATGAGCGACCGTCACACCGTCGACTCGATCACCAGCGACGAACTCGACGCTCTCTACGACCTTCTCGACCGACGTCGGGAACGTCTCGTCCAGCAGAGCCACAAGCTCCAGGAGCTGAAGCGGGACAACTTCGCGCTGCGGATGGACCTCGTCGCGCTCCTGGAAGACAAGTTGCCCTCGGAGATCCAGCCCGGGGAGATCAGCGCAGCACGGAGGACCCGATGACCGACCAGCAGACCACCGCCGAACTCGCCGACGAAGCTGAGCGCTTCAAGCGCGACTACCTCAACGCCTGCAAGACCATCGCCGACATGCACGCCGCCGCCACCGGCTACGTCGGTGGCCCGGAGCGGGGCGTCGTCGAGGACGTCGCCGACGTGCGCGCCCGCATGCTCGCCGCCGAGGAAGCTCTCGCCAACGAGCAGCGCGCCGAGCAGACGGAGGCCGGGCGGCTAGCCGCCGACAACATGCTGCGCGCGGTCTGCGCGGTGTTCGGCGGTCCCCATCAGGACCCGATCGTGAAGGCGCGCGAGACGCTGGCCCGCGCCGAGAAGGCCGAGGCCGCCCTCGACCGGGTGCGCGACGTTCTCAACTCCGCCTACCGGACCATGGTCCACGACTCCCGCGACTGGGCCCGCGACCGCCGCGACGCCTGGCTCTACGCCATCCTCGTCGGCTGGATCTGCGAGGACGACCACGCCCACGACGATCTGTGCATGGGCGACGAGCCGCTCATCGAGACCGCCCAACGGCATGGCTGGGACGAGGAGACGGTCACGCGGCTGCGCGCCTACCGCGCCGCGATCGCCGCGCTCGGCATCGACGGGGTCGGACAGCCGGTGACCGCGGCTGAGATGCCGATCATCCTGCCCGCCGACCAGACCACGGAGAAGTGACCATGGCCACCGTCTCGATCTACTCCGTCAAGCTCCAGTGCGACGGGTGCGGGAAGCAACTCAACGACGGTGAGCACTTCGGCAGCGCCATGGATGCCCGAGGCGTCGGCTACGGCAAGGGATGGCGCTTCCCGGCCATCTTGAGCAAGACGACCGGGCGCCCCCTCAGCAACCGCAACTCCGACGTCTGCCCGGACTGCCTGCCGGGCTGGGAGAACCGAACGGGCACCAAGCAGTCGTACCGCGAGCGCCGCGACGGGAGCGTCTGGCCGAACTCCTGAGCACGACGAAGGGGCGCGCCCACTCGACCTCCCCAGGCCAGGCACGCCCCATCCGGTGGCCATCACGATACGCCGCCCCACCAGCACCATGGAGCCTCCGATGACCACCACCTCCTCCATCGCCACGAACCTCCGCACCTGCGCAATGCACTGGACCGACCTCCACGAAGCCGCCGGCGCCCCCGCGCAGATCGGCGGCTTCGGCCTCGGCCTCCGCGGCTACCTCGCCCGCCTCGACCAGGCCGACGCCGAGCAGATCGAGTACGAACGCCACCAGGCCGCCCACCTCCGCAGCCTGGAGCGCGACCCGATCCAGCTCGGCGAGCGGCCCGTCCCCGTCCGACTGCACGTCCTCGACACGATGCGCGCCGTCGAGGCCGCCCTCGTCCAGTGCGCCGACGACACCGCCCACGCCGTCCAGCGCGCACCCATCGCCGGGCCGACCGCGCGCCGCACCGCGACGCACCCGTACCTCACCCAGCGCGAGGCCGACATCGCCGCGGCCGACCGACGCCGCCGCACCGAGCTGGCCGAGGCGGACCTCGTCGACCCGCGCCGCTGGAAGTACACCGGGAAGCGGACCGCGCCGCACGCCGCGCTCTGGCTGCTTGCCCGCATCGAACGGGCGCCCGGACCGTGCCGCCGACTGGCCGAGGACGAGGAGGCCCGGATCGGGACCGTCGCCGCCGGCGCCGCCGCCCGAGTCGAGCGGGCCCTGGACATCGCCGCGCAGCGCCGCACGCTCGAGGAGCCGTGCGCATGCGGCGGTCTGATCGACGTGCATGGCGGGGAGGGCCGGGTGCCGGTCGCGCACTGCACCGGGTGCGGGCGGATCTGGACGGAAGGCGGGGTGATCGCGGCATGAGCCGGGAGCAGCGGCGCCTCGTACTGCGGCTGACAGGCTGGGTGCTGCTGATCTCCGGGCTCGCAGTCGTGGCCTGGGTGGCCGTGACATCCTGACCGTGGCGGTCCGGAAGACCGGGTAGCGGCCGGTGCCGGTGGGATACGGGAGCCCGCCCGGACCGCCCTGAACAGCACGACTCTCGCGTTACCAACCGACTCAGGCAGTCGCCGCGCCCAAGGCATCGCGCAGCCGACGGTTCGTCTCGCGGAGCTGCCTGATCTCGGCCTCCAACCCAGCGCATCGACGGCACTCGTCACCAACCGCCTGAGAAGGCACTGCCGCAACGGATCCGGACCAGCCTCGTTCCGCCATCAGCCGTGCAACATCGGACCGGTACAACCGCGCGGAGCCCCGCGAGCCGAGGTGATCAGCGATGCGGAGTTCGCCGCGATCGATGCAGCCGCGCAGGACTGCCCGGGTCACGCCCGCCATCGTGTATGCCTCGACCTGCTGGATGATGTCGTCCCCGCCCTCGGGTCGGGGCGTCTGGTTGTTCGTCACGGCCAACCAACCAAGCAACCATCAACTCGGACACTCGCCGGCGACAGACGTCACCCGACTAGCTCAACGCCTAGTGGTTCCAGACGTCCGGCCCGCCTCCACGCCACTCGATCAGCGGCGAGCGGACCACGTCCATCTCGTCGAACGACTGCAACCCGGCCTGCTGCATGAACGCCGCCACGTCCTGCACCGAGTACGCGAGCCCGGAGATCGTGCCGTCGATCCGCACCCGCCGGCCGCCGGACTCGTCGGGCGGGTACACGGTGACGGGGCGATCAGAGGCCATGAGCCCAGCCTCGCCCCGGGCCCGGGCAGGCGCACGGCGGGCTACTCCGCCGAGTCCTCCTCCTGGTGCCGGACGGCACGCTTCACGGTCATCTCGACCTCGTAGCGGGACTGTCCGGTGGCGGTGGCGTGGTCGGTGATGGCCGCCTGTGCGGCGGTCGCGGCCTCTCGCCAGGCGCGGCGCTGGGCGTCGTACTCCTCGCCGTCGAGGCCGGCGAGACGGGCGCGCTGTTCTTCGGCCGCGCGTTCCAGGGCGATCAGATCATCGGGGATATCCACGGCTGTGGATCTTACGTCCGGGCATGAGGTTGCCCCCGGCTCGGCGCGCGAGACGGGGGCATCGGTGCGCACGGGCTACGACTGAGGCATACCCGGGAGCAGAGGAGGGAGAGCCGGGCTGCGGTGCACCTGGTTGTACTTCGGACGCTCCGTGATGATGGCCTGCTTCTCAACGGCCTTCGCCGCTTCCCGGCTCGCGTACCAGTGGACGTCGTACCGGTACGCCTCGGTACGCCACCACGGCTTGCTCCCGTGCTCACTCCACCGGATGGTGAGATTGTTCGTGATGCCGACGTACAGCAGCGCGTCGTCGGCGTCGAAGATCCGGTACACGCAAGTCTCAGGCGACGGCTTCCGCCAGTCAGCGAGTAGCCCGCTTTCGACGCGAATCGGTACAGTCACAGTGCACTGACTCCATACGGTGCTCACGGCCGGGCGGTCTTCCACACCGCTCGGCCTCTTCTCATTCAGGTGACGGCTTGGCGTCCGGATCGTCGGCGATGATCTGCCGGACACGCCCGAAGCTGACGCCGATCTCGTCAGCGATCTGCCGGTAGCTCATGCCGCGCTCGACCATCTCCAGCACAGCGTCGCGCCGCTCCTTCCGGACCTTCTCGCCCACCGACTTCAGCAGCTCGGTCAGCCTCTTGGCCCGCGCTTCCGGGGGCTCCCCCTCGGTGACCGCGTCGATCGCTTCCAGCACCCGCCGCACCTCCTCTGCCCGGTCGTCCATGTCCGTCCCTTCCCGGGGCTTGGGAGGCGGATCTTCCTTACCGTCTTGTGTAGGACCCTACACGGCGTGTAGCTTCCTACACAACGGTTCGAGGGACCCCCTCCGACCGTGATCAACAACAAGTACGGCCCCGGTCGGTGTGTGAGAGCCCGGCCGGGGCCAGCCATCCCACCTGCATCACCAGGAGGAACGACCGTGGAACACGGTATCCGCACCACCCAGCCCCAGCCCACCCCCCGCGTGGTCCACCACGCCAACGGGCTCGCCTTCCGCGTCATCGACCCCGACAGCTACACCGCCCGCATGGCCCGCGACGTCCACCCCGTCACGATGACCGACGGCACCGTGTGGACCGTCGGCCAGCCGGTCGGCTGGCACGGCACCTCGGCCGCCTGGCGTCCGGCGGTGGCCGCATGAGTGAGCAGCAGCCCGAGGCCGAGCAGGACCTCACCCCGCAGTCGAGCCCGATCCTCCATCAGCCCGCCACCGTCGAGGCCTGCCAGGCCGACTACGCGGCCGCCGCCGACATCCGCGCCCGCCTTGGCTGGACGGACGGGACCGCCTGATGCCCCTCCACGTCATCGACGAAAACGCCGTCCTCCCCGAGATCGGGGAGCACGGCAACACCGTCCCCGTCCGCGTCCTCGACGACGACGGCCACCAGGCCCGCGTCCAGATCGAGGGGTGCGGCATCCACCTCCGGCAGGGCGCCGTGCACGCCGTCCCGTCGACCGCGGTGAGGAGGGCCCGCTGATGGGCTGGTTCTCCCGCGCGCAGTCGAGCCGCGACTACCCGGCCGCCGGCACCTCGGTCAGCGGCGACGCCGGCCGCTTCCGCAGCCACAAGACCAGCGGCGCCCGCCGCGCCGCCCGCGAAGGCCAGGCGTGGGAGGACCGCGACCGCGCCCGCGACCGCCGCGGCGGCTGGTACCGCTCCAGCCGCTGACCTGCCCTACCCAGACCGGCCGCCCCCGCCTCGTCCCCCGTCGCGGGGGCGGCCACCCCAGGAAGGACCCCGATGGAACACCTCCGCCGTCTCACCGTGTTCGCCGTCGTCGAGAAGCTCCTCACCCTCGCCGCGCTCACCCTCGTCGCCGTCACCGTCGGCGGCCAGCTCGGCCCCATGCTCGGCCTGCACGACCGCCTCGGCCAGGCCGCCGGATGGTCCATCGCCCTCGTCTACGACGCCCTCTGGATCGGCGCCCTCCGCATGTCGGAGGTCGCGATCCGGCAGCGTTCCCGCCTCGGCATGGCCGTCATGCTCGGCCTGTCCCTCGCCGCGCTCGGCGTCTCCACCGGCACCCTGCTCGTCCTCGGCCACGCCAAGGTGTTCGCCTTCGTCCCAGCCGCCGCCGCCCTCTTCATGGGCCTGCGCCTGTTCGTCGACAACGTCCTCGCCGACCACGACACCGCCAGCCAGATCGCCGCCCAGTCCGCCGCCGACCGCAACACCCGGGCCCTCGCCGCCGCTGACGCCCGGCACCTCCGCTCCACCGCAGTCACCGACGTCGTCACCGAGACCGCCAGCCACCTCGGCGAGATGGAACGGCAGATCGCCCGCGCCGAGACCCTGACGACGGCGGAGGCCCGGATCGCGAAGGCCCGCGCGAAGGCGGAGGAGCGACTGCGGAAGGCCGACAAGAAGCACGGGGCGAAGGCGCAGGCGTTCGCGGCACGGACCCTGACGCTGGCCGTGCCGACCCCCGGCACGCCCGTCCTGCCCACCGGCACGGGCCGTCCCGCCGCCAACCCGGCTCCGGCCGTCGAGGCCGCCCCCGTCACGCCCGCCGAGCAGCCCGGCACAGGCGCCGACACGCAGGTCACCACCCCCAAGACCGCCGCCGACGGCACAGCCGACACGCCCCCGGCACAGCCCGTCACGCTCACCGACCTCGCCACCGTCACGGGCGTACCGACCCCCGTGCCGGGCGAGCCCCTCACCGACGCGCAGCTCGACGTCGTCCTGCGTTACCTGCGCTACACCGACGACCCGCCCCGCTCCTACCGGCAGGCCCGTGACGACTTCCGCGACCGCGGGTTCGTCGGCAGCGAGGAGCGCGTCCGCCGCACCTGGACCGCCCTCATCGTCAACGAGGTGGCCACCCCCGTCAGCGAGTAGCCCAGCCTCCGGCACCACCAGTGACGGCCAGCACCCCGCGGTCCTGGCCCTCGCTGCGACTGCCGGACGCAGTCGACCCAGGAACGGCGAGTGACCCGGCGAGCAGCACCCGTGCAGACCCGGCGAGCAGACCCTGACCAGCCCTTCCCGACCCGTGAGGACCGTCCCATGACCAGCCAGGGCGCCGACGAGCGCCGTATCCGCGCCCTCCTCATCCGCATGGGCGTCGGCCCCCAGGCAGGCCACCCGGACCTGCCGGACGCTCCGCGCCCCGGCCCTTCGGCCGAGCGGACTCCCGCTGTCGTGGCCACGGTCCTCACGGCCGGGACCTGCCTCTTCCTGCTCTCGGCCCTCCACGGGCTCGCCAACCTCCTGACCTGAAGGTCGTCATGCTGCTCGCCATCTGCCTCGCCGGGCTCGCCCCCGGCCTCACCACCGCCTGGCTCTTACGCCGTCACGGCTGGCTCCGCGCCGCACTCGCCGGCCTCGCCATCACCCTCGCCCTGCCCGGCCTGCTCATCCTGGCCATGGTCGCCATGCCGCCGCTCGGCTACGTCGTCGCCGCCTGCTCGGCCGCCATCGCGGTCAAGGCGTACGACGAAGGCCGGGTGCTGGTCGGCACCGCGTGGGCGGCGGTCCTCGTCGTTGCTTTCGCCTGCGCAGGTGCGCTGTGACCCGCCGTCCGCCGATCACGCCGACCCGGGTCATCCCGGCCGGGCAGCAACTGCCCGCACCCGCCGGACCACCGCCGCCTCCTCCGCCCGTGCCGCCGGGCCCGCCCGCCGTCCCGGATCCGGACTGGTGGCGGACCGGATCCGGACCGTCCGGAGCGCCCCCGCCCGCCCCGCTTGACGTCCACGTCCACGTCACCATCGACGCAGGTGGACCGCCCTCTCCGCCGGATCCGGACCCCGGACAGCGCTGGTGGCGACGGATCCGCTGGGGCTACAACGCGGCCCTCGCCGTCCTCGCCCTGGCGCTCGCCGGACCGTGGGGCGCCGTCCTCGCCTCCGTCCGCGACGAGGAGTCCCTCGCCGGCGCCTGGGTCATGGCCCTGATCCCCCTCGTCGTCCTCGCGGTCCTGGACAACGCCCGCCGCGTCGAAGCCGCAGCTGCGGCCCCCGATCTGTGGGCTCCCAAGCTCCGCGCCGGCCTCATCCGCTACCTGCTCTGGGCCGCCGTCCTCGGCACCGTCCTCACCCTCCCGCTCACCACGCTCGTCTACGCCCTCACCGGAGTGACACCCGCATGAACACCACCGTGGCCGCCGGCCAGTACACGACCGCGACCATCTCCACCGCCGGATTCGCCCTCGGCCTGGCCCTGCTCGGCGTCGAGCTGTGGCGCTGGCACAAGGGCGGAGGCGGCCGTGCCGCAGGCCCGGGCGCCCCCGCGGGCGGAGGCGGCCGCGACCCGAAAGCCCTGATCCCGCTGGGTTTCGGCATCGTCTGCGGCATCCTGATGATCGCCTGCCCCGCCGGACTCCTCGGCACCCTCGCCAGCTTCCTCCGCTGGGGCGGCAACAGCGTCGGGGACGTCGCCATGAAGTGGGCCACCGGGGTGCCCAGCCAGACGCTCGGCACCGCCGCCACCCCGCGCATCGACGGCTACGGCGCCATCGTCGTCGCCGCCCTCGCCGTCACCCTGATCCTGCTGCGGAAGAACATCGCCAAGGTCACCAAGGGCCGCTGGTGGAAGGGCGTGCTGGTCGGCGTGCTGCTGTGCGTCTCCACCGGCACCGCTGCCCTCGTCGCCCAGCAGGTCATCGCCGGAGTCAACGGCCTCGGCGCCTGGGCCATCGGCGGACTCGCCACGGGGACGATCGTATGAGCGCCCCGACGACGATGCAGTGGCTCCGGCAGGCCGGGCAGCGTATCTGCACCGGCTCCGGGCGCCTGGCCGCGCACCTCGCAGGTGGTGCGGTACGGCGGGGGAGTCGGGCCTGGCGGGCCGCTTTGGGCTGGCTGGGGGAGTCGTCCGGTGTGGGCTGGGTGCTGCGTCTGGCGGTGCTGTTGGGGGCGGCCGCTCTCCTCCGGAAGATCGTTTCAGGCGTCGCGGCGTCGGTGTACCGGGCCGTGGAGTCCGGCGCCGCGCCCGGCCTGATGTGGGGCGCCGCCGCAGCGTGGCTCATCGCCGCGTACCGGTGCGGCCGCGACAGCTGGACGCCCCGTCGCCCCGCCGAAGCGCCGGCCGTCGAGCAGTCGACGGACGAGGAGCCCGAGGACGACGGCCAGGAGGAGGACGAGGTCGACGCCCCGCAGGCCCCCGCCGGGCCCCGGCTGCCCGACCTCCTCGACCTCCGCGTGGCCCTCCATGCGGTGGGCACGCCGCACGCTCATCTGGCCGTTCTCGCCGGCCACATCGGCACCACCCCGGAGCGTGTCCGGGAGGCCCTGACGCAGTGGCAGATCCCCATCGAGACGGTGCGGATGCGGGGCCGTGGGGCGTCGACCGGCGTGAAGGGAGGCGACGCGGCCCACCCCTCTCTCGCCTACGGCCCCGACGATGTTGCCGTTGTTGCCGCAGGTCAGGACGCCAACAACAACGACAACAACGCGGACGGTGCCGAGTTCACGACGGTGCCGGACGTGGTGAACCCGCACCGCACGCACGTCGTGTGGCGCGACCAGTAGACCCCGGGGCGGGCCGCTCCCAACCGCCAAGAAGAGCGCGGCCCGGGCCCCGGTTCCACCCATCCCGATCACGAGACAGGAGCACCATCATGGGCATCCTCAGCCGCAGGAACCAGACCGAGCCCAAGCCGCAGAGCCTCGACACCGTCGTGGACGGGCTCCCACGCCAGGTCGCCGACTGGTCGCCAGAGCAGCGCGCCGCCTACGCCGCGGCGTCCGACCGGGTCATGCGCGAACAGGGCGAACAGCAGACGCGGTAGCCATAGCGCTGCCACACTGGTGGCTGCGCGCCGGGTAGCGCCCGGCACCTCACGGCCCCGCCAGGCCCCCCGTCCTGGCGGGGCTTCCGCGCGAGAGGATGAGCCCATGCCAGCCTGGCCGCGTCGCAACCGACCCGCCGCGTCTGCCCCCGAGCGCGCGAACCCCACCCGGATCGCAGTCCTCGAACACGACCTCTTCGGCATCCTGCCCGAGCCCGGCACGGCCGCCGCCCTCGTCATCGCCATGCGCCGCACCGGCACCTGCGTCGTCCACGAACCTGTTGAGACGACCGGCCTCGGCGAGGCCCAACCGAACGGCCTGTGCACGCGATGTGGCGCCGCCATGGTGCTGGACGGCGACGCGTGGCGCGCCGCAACCGCCTGAACCTCAACCGCGCTTGACGTTTCGGGCGATCATGCCGCACCATGGGCCGCAGATCTGGCATGCCCGGAACCAGAAGCACCAGACACGGCATCATGACCCCCGTACCTCACGCCCGTTCCTGGGGGGACCATGAGCCACACCACGCCACGGCAGAACCCGCGCGCCGAGAAGGCCGCTAAGAAGATCTTCCTCTTCGGCTGCCTGCCCGTCCTCGCCCTCGTCGTCCTGCTGATCATCGTCGGCAGCGCCCTCGACAACGACGACGACAAGCCCGCCGCCAAGCCGCCGGCCTACACCGTCGTCAAGCAGGACGACAGCGGCAATCAGCGTCAGGTCGTCGTCGAAGTCACCACCACCAACGGCCTCCGCGCCGTCTTCGACGCCGTCACCGACGACCTCAAGCAAGAGGCCGGCTACTACGTGCAGATCAACTGCTCGACCGGCGGCACCGCCAAGGTCGACAACCGGCTCGCCAACGGCCGGTACGCCGTCGGTCACATGGGCTCCGTGGTGACCGGCATGGACGAGGGCGACACCGAGTTCTCCACGAACGAAGGCCGGAGCTGCCCCGCCAAGGGCTGACCCCGAACGTTCACCGACCGGCCCCGGCCGCACCTGCTGCGCGCCGGGCCTTCGCACGCCCCAAGGGAGGTGACCCCGTGGCCGTACGCAAGGACATGCGCCGGGTCACCGACGAAGACCGCGCCGAGATCATCCGCCTCCACGGCGAAGGCAAGGGCCGCAACGAGATCGCCCGGCTCATCGGCCGCGCCCAGCGCACCGTCTCCCTCATCTGCCAGGAAGAGGGCCTCGTCTTCGACGTCACCATGACCGAAGAAGCCACCCGCCACCGCATCGCCCAACTCGCCGAACGCCGCGCCATGCTCGCCGAGGCACTCCAGGACGACGCCGAGCGCCTCACCGAGCAGATGTGGCAGCCCGCCAAGGTCTTCCGGATCGGCGGCGGCGCGAACAAGTACACCGAGCACGAGGTGGAAGAGCCCCCGGCCGACGCGAAGAAGGACCTGATGGCCTCGGCCGGCATCGCCATCGAGAAGTCCCTGAAGCTCGTCCCGCCGGAGCGCGAGGACCTGGAGGGCCTGGCCGCAGTCGACCAGTGGCTGAGGGGGATGATGCCGGGCGAGTGAGTGAGGGGGCAGCGATGTTCACTCCCCTCGCCGGGAAGGCACTCCGCTCCACCCAGCTCGCGACCGCCCGCGGGAATCTGTGGGAAGGCGCGGTCCGCTCGTCGAAGACGATCAGCAGCATCATGGTGTGGCTGCGGTACATCCGCAGCGGCCCGCCCGGCGCGCTGCTGATGGTCGGGAAGACCGAGCGGACGCTTAAGCGGAACATCATCGACGTCATCGTCCAGATGATCGGGAAGAAGCGCTGCGACTACCGCGCGGGCGCGGGCGAGGTCATCATCTTCGGCCGCACGATCTACGTGGCCGGAGCGAACGACGAGCGGGCCGCCGACAAGATCAAGGGCTTGACGCTGGCGGGCGCGTACCTCGACGAGGTCACGACGTACCCGGAGAACTTCTTCCAGATGCTGGAGACCCGGCTGTCGGTGGAGGGCGCGCAGTGGTTCGGCACGACCAACCCGGAGGGCCCGAACCACTGGCTGAAGAAGCAGGTCCTCGACCGGGCCCGCCTGCACCTGCGCCGCGACGGCACGATCGTCGAGACCGCGGACCCGGACGCGTTGGACGTGCACCGCTTCAGCTTCGTCCTCGACGACAACCCGAGCCTGCCAGCCGCCTACGTCGACAGTCTGAAGCGGTCGCACCAGGGGCTGTTCTTCAAGCGGTACATCCTCGGCGAATGGTGCCTGGCTGAGGGCGTGATCTACGACTGCTTCGATGAGGCCCGGCACGTCGTGGACCTGGTTCCGGAGATCTCCCGCTGGATGGCCGTGGGCATCGACTACGGCACGGTCAACCCGTTCGCCGCGCTACTCATCGGGGTTGGAGCGGACAACCGGATGTACGTCGCCTCGGAGTATCGGCACGACTCCCGGGTGGCGAAGCGGCAGCTGACGGACGCGCAGTACAGCGTCGGCGTGCGCCGCTGGCTCAGCCAGTACGAGCACCGTGGGCAGAAGGGTGTGCAGCCGAACTGGCTGTTCGTGGACCCCAGCGCGGCCAGCTTCATGACGCAGCTGTGGTCGGACGGCGTGCCCGGGGTGGCGCGGGCGGACAACGAGGTGAAGGACGGTATCCGGTCCGTGTCCACGGCCCTCGGTGAGAACGTCCTGTCCATCCACCGCTCATGCACGGGCCTCCTGGAGGAGCTCCCGGCGTACGTGTGGGACGCGAAGGCGTCGGAAAAGGGCATCGACCAGCCGCTGAAGGTCGACGACCACAGCGTGGACGGCCTGCGGTACGGACTGCACAGCTCAGTGAACGAGTGGCGGCACCTGCTGCCCAAGACGAGCCTGGAGGTGGCGGCGTGACGCTCCCCGAGAAGAACACGCCGTGGCCGCCCGTCCACCCTGCGATCCGCTCCGACATGGAGGACTGGGCTGCCTGGTTCTCCGCCAACCCCGACCGACTCGCCTACCGGTACCGCAATCGCGGCACCCGCACCTACGCACCGGGCCAGATCGGGCAGGTCCACAACCGGCCCTCCCAGTACCGCGGCGGCCTCGTCGGTGCCGTCGCCCGCTTCTTCTGGGGCGAGCCCACGCCGCTCGGCGAGAAGCGCGCCAACCTTCACATGCCGCTTGCCCGAGACATCGCCCGCACCAGCGCCGGCCTTCTCTACTCGGAGCCGCCGTCCCTCAAGGTCGGAGACAGGAACACTCAGCAGCGTCTCGAAGACCTGATGGACCTCGGCATGAAGCGCACCCTGATCGGGGCTGGGGAGACGGGCGCGGCTCTCGGTGGTTCGTACCTGCGGATCGTCTGGGACGACGAGGTTCGCGAACGGCCGTGGATCTCCAAGGTCCGCGCCGACGGCGCTGCCCCAGAGTTCGCGCACGGCGACATCCTGCGCGCCGTCACCTTCTGGACCGTCCTCGCCAGCGACGGTCAGCGCATCGTCCGCCACTTGGAGCGGCATGAGCCGGGCGTCATCCTCCACGGCGTGTACGAGGGCACCGAGAACAGCCTCGGCAAGCCCATCGACCTCGCAGCGTTCCCCGAAACCCGCGGCTTCCTGCCTGCCCGCCCGCTGCCTATCGGGAAGCGGCTGGCCGTCGCCTACATCCCGAACACGATGGAGGCCCCCGACTGGGCCGACATCCCAGGCGCGGCCGGCCTCGGCACGTCCGACTTCCAGGGGGCCGAGACCTTCCTGTCCGCGATCGACGAGACGTACACGTCGTGGATGCGTGACGTTCGGCTGGCGAAGGCCCGCATCATCGTTCCGCAGGGCTATCTCATGACGCAGGGGCCAGGCGCGGGCGCGGTGTGGGAGGACCGGGAGGTCTACGCCCCGATGAACGTGCCGCCGACCATGGACCAGCAGATCACCTTGAACCAGTTCGCGATCCGCCACGCCGAGCACAGGAGCACGATTGAGGAGCTGGTCGGCAAGGTCATCCGCAACGCGGGGTACAGCGGCAACACGTTCGGCGACGACAGTGCCGGACAGGCCATGACCGCTACGGAGATCAAGGCCCGAACGGCTCGATCGATGACCACGCGCGCGACCAAGGCCGAGCTGGCGGCGACGGGTATCGCCGACGTGGTCGAGGTGCTGCTGATGCTGGAGGCGTCGGGCATGTTCCCCGGCGTGACCGGCATCGAAGTCGAACGTCCGGACGTCGTCTTCCAGGACTCTGTGCAGGACGACATCAAAACGCTCGCCGAGACCGCGGCGCTCCTCCAGCAGGCCGAGGCCGCGTCGACCGAGGTGAAGGTCGCGCTGCTGCACCCCGACTGGGACGAGGAAGACCAGGTTGCCGAGGTACGCCGGATCCAGAAGGAGACCGGCCGGCTCGTCGAGGACCCGCTGACCTTGGGGGCCGACCGGCCGGACTTCGGCAAGCAGGACGGCGGAAGCGCCGACGAGTAGCGGGGGTGCGCATGCCGGTCAGCCCTGCCATGGCCGAGGACCTTGCGGCCGCCGTGGCTTCGCTGTACGAGCAGGCTGAGCTCGTGCTGATCGAGAAAGTGACGCGAGCGCTCGCGTCGGGCCTCGACTCCCCACGGTGGGTGGAGCTGAAGCTGGCCTCGCTTGGTAACCTCCGCACCGCGATCGAGGAGATCATCGCCGTTCTCCAGGTCGACGCCGCTGGGGCAATGCACCATGCGCTCACCGAGGCCTACGAGCGCGGCCAGCAGGCGGCCATAGCCGAACTCGGCGCGGTGGCCGTCGGACCGGCGCTCGCCGCCGCCGAGGCGCTACCGACCGCAGCTGCGGTTGACCGGCTCGCGGCGGCCCTCGTCTCGGAGACCGGCCCGGCGCACATGCGGATCCTGCGCACCGGCATGGACGTGTACCGGCAAGTGATCGCCGAGGCGTCGGCAGTGCCGCTGCTGGGCGGGCAGACCCGGCGGCAGGCCGCAGGGCGGGCCCTGCAGAAGTTCGCAGCCAAGGGCGTGACGGGATTCGTGGATCGGTCCGGCCGCCCCTGGAACCTGACGTCGTACGCGGAGATGGCCACCCGGTCCGCGGTCGGGCGTGCGGCGGTGGAGGCGCACACGGATCGGCTTGCCGCGGCCGGGGTCGACCTGGTGGTTGTGTCGGACGCCCCTGAGGAGTGCGATCGGTGCAAGCCCTGGGAGGGCAAGATCCTCCGGCGTAAGGGTCCGCCCGGGGCCGGCGTGGTGGAGATGGAGCACGCCACGGAGGACGACCGCATGGTGCGGGTCCGCGTGGCGGGGAGTTTCGAGGAGGCACGCAGTTCGGGTCTGATGCACCCGAACTGCCGATTAGCCACTCGGTCTCTGCATACCTGCCTGGCTTGACCCGACCGCCCGGTCCGAAGAAGGACCGGACGCGGGCGACGTACGAGCAGTCGCAGCAGCAGCGGTATCTGGAGCGGCAGGTGCGGGCGTGGAAACGCCGCGCGGCTGGCGCGGTCGAGGAGAAGGACCGCAAGGCGGCGAACGCGAAGGTCCGGGCGTATCAGGCACGGATCCGTGAGCTGGTCGCGGAGACCGGACTGCCCAGGAAGAGCCACCGCGAGCAGATCGGCGCCGGCGCCGCGCGCTGACCCCAAGACTTCCGGCCGCCGCACGGCGCCCGGGCAACCCGAAACGGGAGAACACCATGCAGGTCCCTTTCACACGCCGGGCTTTCCGGCACCCCCTCGCAACGCACTCCGCGCTCGACGTACTCGGCTACCGCCGCAACGGCTCGCCGATCTACGCCATCGCGGGTGGCAACGGCGAGGGCGAAGGCGACGGAGGATCGGGCGGACAGCCCGGATCTGGTGAGTCCGGCCAGTCCGGACAGGAGGGAACCGGCGACAACGGCAAGGCCGGTGACCAAGGCGGACAGCAGTCCGGGAAGGAATCCGCGCAGACCGGATCCCGAGCGGACGGCGGCGCCGACTGGGAGGCCAAGTACCGCGAGACGCTCGCCCACTCCCGCGAGTGGGAGAAGCGCGCCAAGGCCAACACCAGCGCGGCCGAGGAGCTGGAGAAGCTCAAGGCCGCCAACATGACCGAGCAGGAGAAGGCCGTCGCCGCGGCTGAGAAGGCAGGCCGCACGGCCGCCGCTCAGGAGGCACAGGCCGAGATTGAGAAGCGGGACGCGAAGCTCCGCGAGCTGACCGTCCGCGACGCCGTACGCGACCGGGCTGAGAAGCACAGCGCGAGAGCGTCCGCCCTTCTCGACTCCGTCTCGTTCCGCCAGAAGATCGCTGACCTCGACCCGACTTCGAAGACATTCGGCGCGAACCTCGACGACGCCATCAAGGCCGCTGTCAAGGACAACCCGGCCTTCGCTGTCCAGACCGCCGGCAAGAGCGGCGGGGACCTGTCCGCTGGCACCGGCGAGAGCGGTGCCACTAAGCGCGGAGAGGGCGGCCTCTCCGGCGCCATCCGCGGCCACTACCAGACCTGAACCCCAGGAGTAACCCATGCCCGTGACGCTCGCTCAGGCGCAGATCAACACCCAAGCGGACGTTGACTACGCCGTCATCGACAACCTGCGCCGCTACTCGTGGCTGCTGGACCAGATGGTGTTCGACGACACCGTCACCCCCGGCACCGGCGGCGCGACCCTCACCTACGGCTACACGCGGCTGGTGAGCGCCTCGGGCGCGGACTTCCGCGCGGTCAACACGGAGTACTCCCCGACCGAGGCGACCCGCCAGCGGTACACCGTCGACCTCAAGCCGCTCGGCGGCGCCTTCCAGGTCGACCGCGTCCTCGCGAACCTGGGCCAGGCCGCGACCAACGAGGTCGCCTTCCAGGTCCAGCAGAAGATCACGTCGATCCGGACCCGGTTCCAGGAAGAGCTCGTCAACGGCGACACCGCCGTGGACGCCGACGGCTTCGACGGCCTCGACAAGATCCTCACCGGGCAGCCCACCGAATACCTGCCCGCCGCCAACGGCCTCGACGTCGGGTACCTCGACTGGACGCCGGGCACCATCAACACCCAGTCCCTCGCCATGGCCGGCCTCGACCACCTGGACAGCTTCCTGTCCCGGATCGTCCCGTCCAGCACTGGCGGCGGCGACCAGGGCCGCCCCGGCGCACTGCCCCCGGGCGTCAAGGCCATCCTCGGTAACACGGTCAGCATCACCCGCGTGCGCGCGCTCGCCCGGTGGGCGGGCATGTACACCAACACCAAGGACGACCTCGGCCGCCAGATCGAGATGTACGGGCCGTGGACCCTCGTCGACCTCGGCGACACCCACACCGGCAGCGGCTCGATCATCCCCGTCGAGTCCCGCGACCCGGACGGCGCGGGCGCGGGCGGGAACGTCACCGGCCTCACCGACCTGTACGCCGTCAGCTTCGGCCTGGACGCCTTCCACGGCGCCTCTGTCGCCGGGCAGCCGCTCGTCACCTCGTACATGCCGGACTTCACCCAGCCCGGCGCCGTCAAGCGCGGCGAGGTCGAGATGGGCCCGGTCGCGGCCGTCCTCCGCAACACCAAGTCCAGCGGCGTGCTCCGCAACATCAAGGTCAGCTGAGGAGCGACACCATGACGACCTACAACATCACCGCCCCCGAGTCGCACTTCTCCGGCGAGGTGGCCGGGGTGGTCTTCAGCAAGGGCAAGGCCACCGTTGACGGCGACAACGAGAACGCGGCGGCGGCCCTGGCCTACTTCCGACGCAAGGGCTACGGCGTGAACGGCGAGGCGGCGGCCGAGGCCCGGGAGGTGTTCGAGCCCGCCGACCCCCGTGACGTGGCCGACGTCGGGGGCGGGTCGCTGCGGGACGGCGCGGTCGAGCCGCGCGCCACGGATGCCGGGCTGCCGACGAACGCCGGCGTCGCCAACCCGCACGGGCCGGAGGTTGTCTCCCCGGAGGCGCCGACGCCGCCCGGGCGGGTACTGGAGACGGAGCAGGCCGCGGTCGGTGAGACGTACGACCCGCGCGACGGGGCGCCGAAGCGCGGCGCGTCGAAGGGCGAGTGGCAGGCGTATGCCCGCAGCCAGGCGAAGGACTCCGACGAGGAGGCCGAGGTCGACAGCCTCACGAAGGAGCAGCTGGTGGAGCGGTACGGGGGCGCACAGTGACGTCCGAGGTGATCCGCTACCGCAACGCCAACAACGGCGACGTGGTGAAGCGTCAGCACCCGGACGCGCGGCTGGAGATGCTGCCGAACTGGGAGCGCCTGGCCAGTGGCGAGAAGCCGTACCCGGACCGCTCCGCGTCGAAGGACGAGTGGCAGGCATACGCCCAGATGCGTGCAGGGTCCGACGAGGAGCGGGCGGAGATCCCGACGCTGACGAAGGCCGTACTCATCGAACGGTACGGCGAGGACCCGACCGTCTGACCAGCCTGCCGCGAGCGAGGAGGGAGGCCCACTGTGGCCTCCCTTCCGCATGTCCATGAGGGAGGTGCGAGATGCCCGCACCCGTGTACGCGACCGTCACGGACCTGGCCAGCTACCTCGGCACGACTCCACCCGACGACGCGGACAGGCTCCTGACGGCCGCGTCCCGGATGCTCGATGCCAGGGTCCTGGCGTACTGCCGCTACGACGTCGACACGGCGGGGATGCCCGCCGACCCGGACGTCGCCGAGGCGATCGGCCGCGCGGTGTGCGCGCAGGTCGCATGGTGGGGGGAGGTCGGCGACAGCACGGGCGCGGCCGGTGTGGGCTACGGGTCGGTGTCGATCGGCTCGGTCAACCTCGGCCGGTCCGTGACCAGCGTCAGCGGGGAAGACGCTGCTGCCCGGCAGCTCGCCCCGCAGGCCGCCGACGAACTCCGCGCCCCACACCTGCACGGCAAGATCACGCTCGGCTCGGTGGCGGTGGTCTGGTGAGCCACATCCCGGGCTCGCTGCTGCGCCACCGCATCACCATCGAGCCGTACCTCGGCGATTCCAGCACCGGCCCCCTGTACGGCCCGCCGCAGTCGGTGCGCGCGTTCGTGGACGAGCAGACCCGCGCGGTCGTCTCCCCGGCCGGCGAGTCGGTCACGTCCTCCTCGACCGCCTACACGATGCCGGGCACGTCCGCGCCGCCGCTGTCCCGCATCACCCTCCCGTCCGGCCGGCAGACGAAGGTCATCGCCTGCCTGTCCCGCGACGGCGGCGGCCTGCCCACCCCGGACCACGTGGAGATCCAACTCCAGTAGAAGGAGGCCCGCATGGCACGCTTCCGACTCGACTTCGACGGGGCAGCGGTCCAGCGGGAACTCCGCGCCGCCGCCGCCCGCGGCCTGGTCCTCGCCGCCGAACACGTCCTGACCGAGTCGCTGGCGGTCGTCCCTCTCGACGAGGGAGCGCTCCAGAACTCCGGCACGGCCAGCGTGGACGCAGGCGACCTGACGGCCGCGGTCTCCTACGACACTCCGTACGCCGTCCGCCAGCACGAGGAGCTGGACTACCGGCACGCGCCGGGCCGGACAGCGAAGTACCTGGAACGGCCGCTCAACGCGGCCCACACCGAGGTACGCGACATCATCGCCGCTCAGTTGAGGCGGGCCCTGCGGTGAGCCACGACGCTGCCCTGCTCCAGGGCGTCGCCGAGCTCCTCGACGCGGAGGGCATCGGACGGTACAGCCCGGACGCGGTCCTGCCGGCGGACGTCACCGGCATCGTCCTCGGCAAGATCCCGGACGGCCCCGACCGGGCGCTGGGCCTGACCCCGTACCCAGTCGCGGACGACGACTCCACCGACTCGGTCACCGGCATCCAGGCCCGCATGCGCTGGGGCACGGACGCGACCGGACTGGTGGACCTCGCGGACGCGGTGTTCAACGTCCTCCACAACCGCCGCTCCTACCTGCTGCGCGGCGTGTGGGTGGAAATCTCCTGGCGCCAGTCCCAGGCGTGGATCGGCCAGGACACACGCGGCCGCATGGAGCTGACCGCGAACTACTACCTCCGGACGGTCAGGTCCGGGCCCCATCTGATCGACTGAGGAGAGGCATCCCATGACGACGCCCACCCCCACGCCCACCAACGAGACGGAACTCGCCCGCGAGTGGCGACTCGAAGTGAACATGGGCACCGACGAAACTCCGGACTGGCAGCTCTGCCCCGGCGTCCGGGAATTCCAGCCGTCTGCCGAGCCGAACATCGAGGACAGCTCGGACTACGACTCGGACGGCTGGGCCGGGAACACGAAGACCGCTCAGTCCTGGGAGCTGTCGGTAACGATCCGCCGCAAGGCCAACCGGACCCAGAAGGTGTACAACCCGGTGCACGAGGCGATCCGTCTGGCCTCCGACGAGTACGGCGACGCCAACCTGGTGCACCTGCGGTGGATGAACCGCGATGGCCTCCCGGAGGCGTACGAGGGCAAGGCGATCCCCACCTGGGCGCCGTCCGGCGGCGAGTACTCCGCTCTGGGCGAGGTGGAGATCACGTTCACCGGCGACGGCCCGCGCACGGCGATCGACAACCCGCTCGCCGTGGGAACCCCCTGACATGGCCGCTACGTTCGAGGCGCTCGGCGACTTCCTCGACGACTACCTGGAGCTGCCCGTCCTCACCGAGGGCGGGCAGACCCACGTCTACCGGATCCCGTCCCCCGCCGCCCGGGACGGACTCCGCGTCGAGCAGATCACCAAGGCCGCAGCGCAGCTCTACCTCCACGGCACCGAACCCGATCAGGAACTCCTCGACGACGCCGCGGAGCGGGACCTGTTCAAGCTCGTCCTCGGCGAGCAGCACGACACGATCCTCGCCGACCTGTCCTGGACCCGTTTCCGGCACGTGGCGATGACCGCGATGGTGTGGGTCCTCAACGACCGCGACACCGCCGCCCGCTTCTGGGGGAGCGGTGGCGACCCTTCTCTCTTGGCCCCGAATCGGGCGGCCCGTCGGCAGCCGAAGTCAGCGCCCTCGGCGTCGGCCGCGGCGAACGGGACCCGATCACGGGGCTCTACGAGTGGTACGAGGGCGGGCTCCCGCCAGCGTCACAGGCGCGGCAGCAGGGCAAGCGGGTAACCCGCACCGACCTGCTGGATCAGTGGCCGCTCGTCGAGGCGGACTTCCAGGACACCTACGGTCTCGACCTGGCCGACGAGCAGCTGCTCCGCACGCGGTCGTGGCGCTGGTTCCAGACCCGCCTCTACGGCCTGCTCTCCGCGGACTCCCGCGTGCACCGCCACTTCGCACCTCCCCCGCCCAAGCAGTCCCGCACACCCAGGAGGAGGTAGCGCTGTGGCGCTCACCGTCGGCGAACTCACCGGCCTGATCACCCTCAACGACGACGGTGTCGCCCCCGCCCTGCGCCGCGCCGAGAGCGCCATGCGCGCCTCCGGGCAGCGCATGGGCAGTGACGCCGACGACGCCGGGCGGCAGGCCGGGACCCGGCTCGGCGGCGGCTTCGTCCGCGGCGCTGACGGCCAGTGGCGCAACCTCCGCGGCGGCCTGGTCGACGCGGTCACCGCCGCCGCACTGGAGGCCGAGGCCGAAGCGCATCGGGCGGGGCAGCGCGCCGGGCAGCGACTCGGCGACGGGCTCGGGGACGGCCTCGGCGACAGGGCCAGCCGCGCCGCCCGCCAGGCCGGAGACGACGCCGGCGACGCCCTCGGTGACGGACTGCGGCAGTCCGGAGAGGACGGCGCCGACGCCGCCGGACAGAGCATCGGCCAGCGGCTCGGGGCCCGCATGAAGCTCGCTGCTGCTGGTGTCGGTGTGGCCGCCGGCGCGGTCCTCATGTCGTCGATGCAGGAGTCCCTGGACCAGTCGCAGATCACTGCCCGGCTCGGGGCGCAGCTCGGTACGACGCCGGCGGTGGCGCAGCAGTACGGGCGGCTGGCGGGCCAGCTGTTCAAGGAGGCCATCGTCGCCGACTTTCAGGAGGGCGCGGACACGATCAAGGCGATCGCCGGGTCGGGCCTGATCCCTCCGGGGGCGACGAACGCACAGATCAAGAGCATCGCCGCGAACGCGGCCGACCTCGCCAACTCGTTCGAGATCGACGTGTCGCTGGCCGCGCAGGCGGCCGGGTCGGCAGTGAAGAACGGCCTCGCCAAGGACAGTCAGGAGGCGTTCGATCTCCTCACCAAGGGCATGACCGGGCTCGGCCCGGCCGGCGAAGACCTCGCCGAGACCTTCCGCGAGTACGGGCCGATCTTCCAGCAGGCCGGACTGTCCGGGCAGACCGCGCTCGGCCTGATCCGGCAGGGCATCGAGGGCGGCTGGGTCCAGGACACCGACAAGATCGCCGACGCTTTCAAGGAGTTCTCCCTCCGCGGCACCGAGGGCAGCAAGGCCGTCCAGGACGCGTTCAAGGCACTGCGCCTGGACGCGAAGAAGACCGGCGACGACATCGCCGCGGGCGGCAAGCGTGGCGAGGGCGCCATGGACTTGGTCCTCGACAAGCTGCGGGAGATGGGCCCGGACAGTCAGGAGGCCCGCCAGATCATCAGCACCCTGTTCGGCGGGCCGGGCGAGGATCTCGGCGCCGCCCTGTTCGCACTGGACGTCGACAAGGCAACCGAGGCGATGGGCGGCGCGAAGGGCGCGGCCGACGACCTCGGCAACGGGCTGCGGGACAACGCGGGCGCGAAGGTGACCCAGTTCAAGAACACCATGCAGCAGAACTTGGTCGAGTTCCTGGGTAACGAGGTGATCCCGCGCCTCGAGGGCGTGTTCGGGTTCGTGTCGGAGCACTCCGGGGTGTTCATCGCTGCGGCGGCCGGGGTGACCGCGCTGGGTACGGCGTTCGCTATCGCGTCCATCGGCGTGTGGGCGATGAACTCCGCGATGCTCGCGAACCCCATGTTCTGGATCATCGGGGGGATCGCGCTGGCTCTGGTGGGGCTGGTGCTGCTGGTCGTCACCTACTGGGATCAGATCAAGGCCGCCACGCTCGCCGCGTGGGACTGGGTCGTCGCGAAAGTCGTGTGGGCGAAGGACGGGA